GACCAGAGATGACGTTCTTCCCATGCCTACGGGCTGCTTCTAGAGCTGATAAGCCCCCTAGCTGCTTGATGGGTGTGTGATCCCCATGAACTGCTATCCAGTTAGGAGCAATGTTCATTGGGTTCTTATGAAAGGTGATGCCAAGCTCATCGAACTTCATGAACTTCTCGAATCGTAGCTCTGGCAAGGATAAGAATGATGGAATCTTCTTCATGATGATGTTGTACAGGCGATCTGTATGGTTAGACCTGATGCAGTCAGTAACGCCCAGTTCCCAAAGCAAGTCCACGCACCGGTCTCGGTCATCGCCAAGGGTCTGCTCATAGGCTAGAGGCGTACCATCCGACCACTTGCTGATTGTCTGGAAGTCAATCTCATCGCCAATGGTGACTGTCTGGTCTGGCTTGAACGTTTGTAAGAACTTAGCAATGTTTCTAGTGACATGCGTATCCTCAAAGGGGACTTGCAAGTCTGAAAGTATTACGATTTTCTTAATCGTCATCCTCATCTTCGTAAGGGATGCGGTCTATCCGATTAGGTAACTCTGGCAGAATCCAATCAGGATAAGCATCACGATCAGTAATGATGGCAAGAGCTATATCTACAGCAAAGCCGCTTCTACGCAGGGCTTTATACATCTCGTTGATACTAATTGCCCACGCGTCTAGCGCGTTGTAAGTGTCTAGGTCTATGACCTTCTTCTTAGCCATAGGATAAGTGTTACTTACCTAACAACTCAATTATCGTATCGACACGCGCTTCAAGCCGAGAGACTTGATCCTTGATAGATGAGCCGCCGTTAGGCTTTAACTCTGCAAGGTAATGCTTAATCATGAACTGCGTATAAGCAGCCAAGCCGCCTAGGACTGTGACAATACCTACAGCCCACGCTGCGAGGTCTGCTGCGCTCATTTCTTAGGAGTTGCGTATCCGAATACGCCCGCTACAACTGCGCCAAGGATTGAGCGATAGTCCAAAGCAAAGTTCGAGGTAGTACCCCATACTGCTAGGAACGCGCCGATAGAGATAATTGCTGGGTGCTTCATGTTCATGCTGTGCCGCCTATCATCGGGATATTAAAGAACGAATCATCTGAATCGCCCTGCTTAGTGAAACTAATATGGCAATGCTTGTCGTGCGGATTAGGTCCACGATACTTGCGCCAACGCCACCCCATACGAGAGGAAGCAATGCGCCCTGCGAAGATGACATAAGAGATTCTCTTATCTCCACGTTTGCCTGCAAGTCGTATCTGATCTGCAAGATATGGCATGAGGTCGGGCTTTGCCTTCCCAGATAAATCCCTGTCAATGTCAATGGCTCTGACGATGCCCTTTGCATCAGGATTGTGGTCAGAAGGATTAAGTGAATGAGCGAGATTGCCGATCCAGCCATCCGAGGCTCTATCGCGGTCTGGGTAACTATCATCGACCTGCTCCCTTAATTGCTGTCCTGCTTTACACAGAATGGGCTTCATTGGCACATTCCCATTGTTTCTTATCATTAAGTAATAGTTCGTCATGCTCACATGGAGCAGGAGCAATGAAGGCATCGTCTATCGGATCATAGGTAAATCCAATACCCGCATAGTTATATCGGATATTGCCGTTGTAGGAAGTACGGATGCAAGTCTGCCGTCTGTAATTGCCATACCATTCTTCAGGTGTTAAACCTTCAATAAGTTCAGTTTCATCTTTGCCGACAATAACTTCAGTCACGATGTTGTTATCATCTAAGAACGCATAATGAGCCATTAGACTGTCACTGTTCCTGTTCCTGCTGTAAATTGGTAAATGCGATACCCGCCTGATGTTGTAGTTGAATAAGTTAATCCACCACCAATAGAAGTCAATGCTGGGAACGTATCTGCATAACGGATAATTACAATTCCTGAACCGCCGTTACCGCCGTTGTAAGCTGTACCAGTTTTGCGACCAGTTCCACCGCCACCGCCGCCTCGATTAGCTGTGCCGTTAGAGCCGTTAGCTTCCCAGCCCCCATTGCCGCCACCACCAGAACCACCGCTTCCTGCCGCACTTGCTGAAGGTGGATCGGCATAAACTCCACCGCCACCGCCGCCTGCATAAGTTACGGATGAACCTGAATAAGAATTGGCAGTTCCAGCTCCACCATTACCGCCAAATACAGCAACGTTTGAATTAGAGCCTGTACCAGCAGTTCCTACAGCCGAAGCTCCACCACCGCCACCGCCGCCTTGCCATGTTAATGCGCCACCGCCAAGACCGCCGTTAGATCCTTGTGATGGTGAAGTTGAAGGTGTGTTTCCTGAACCAATTGTTCCGTTATATCTTGCACCGCCGCCAGAACCACCTGAAGCGCCATTGTTGTTTCCCCCAGCGCCACCGCCAGTTGAAGTAATTGTTGCTAATACTGAATCAGCACCATTGCTTATTGTGCCAGAACCAATACCACCAGCGCCGCCTGCGCCAACTGTTACTGTAAATGATGAGGGTAATGAAAAAGATGTAGCAGTTCTAAAACCCCCAGCGCCACCGCCTGCGCCGCCAGCGCCGCCACCAGCAGAAATGCCACCGCCGCCGCCACCGCCTGCGACTACTAAATAATCTACACTTGAGACTTTTGCTACACCTGTCCCATGAATAGCAGCAATTTGATTAAGCAATTGCGCCTACCACGTACCAAGTGTCTGTTGCTGTCTTGATGCAGACAGCGCTCTTGTATTGTGCAAGGGTTGGAGAAGCTGCTGTTGCCCCTGCTGAAAGGATTGTGGTTGTGGCTGGGGTGGTTGCGCTGATCGTGCAAGTACCTGCCCCAATGTTGAGTACTGTAATTGCTGTGCCTACTGGAAACGCTACGCTGGCATTTGTAGGAATCTTAAACGCGATAGCCGTTGCCTTGTTCATAATCTCTAGGACTTGGTACTGATCCGCTAGGACTGCTGTGTAGTCGGCAGTATTGGCTGTGCTTACTGTGAACGTAGGAAGGCTGTTATAGGTAGCCGCTGTTAATACGTCTCCTGTTGTGACTGGAAAGGTTGCCATGTTGCTCCTAATAACTCAAAGTTGATGTGCCGATTATACCAAAGATAGTGCTACCAATAATGAATCCGTCCACTATTGGCTCAAGCGTGGTGATTGCTACTTGCATTTTATTTGCTGTGATGTCCCAAGCAAAGCCCTGTGCCTGTAGAACTTTCTGTATTGTCGAGCCTGATTCTGTGACGTTTGTGATGTCTAGGTTGTCAAAGTAATCAAGCCCAATAAGGGTGTCAGTTGGTACTGCTGGGTCTAGCAAGTCCACCAACATCTCGTCAATACGGATCGTGGTTTCCTTGCGGGTATTGACGTAGTTCTGAGCGATGCCTAGCACGATGTCATCTGTCTGTGCCACAAGGTTCTCTTGGGTCAGGCTGTGTGGGAAGTACTTGTCAATCGAGGACTGGCTATAGACCAGTTGGGCTGTGCCACCTACGCGGTTAAACTTGACATCGTTAATGATGAGCTTGTCATCAAAGGCATACTTGACGTTTTTGTAAGGAATCCCTGTGGTCTGGTTAAAGGCGATAGAAGGCTCACCAAGGCTAGAAGTAACCTCTGTGCGGTTAAGATATACCGCTGTGCCGTCCGATGACATGTAGAATGCCCCCAGACCCTCCGAGAACTCTGCGTTCTTAATCGCATCTAGGGTAGATCGGTTGGTTGCTGGATCAGCGACACAGGTCGAGACTCCAGTAGAGATTGAGCGCATAGATGCAGGGAAGCTCACATTGTCCAAAATCTTGTTGATGCGTGTGCCTGTGTCCTGCCCTGCTGCTGTGTCTGGGATAGTGCCTACGTTAGACATCTGCAAGAGACGGAAGCCATCGGTACACATAATGTCCACATAGGCAGTTTCCTGCCCTACAGGGAAGGTGTAGCGGTAGTCATTAACGTAGCCAGAAAATAGGAAGTGTTCTGCTGTGGCTGTGGTGGCAGAAATGCGCAGCTTACGAAGTGGCACAAGATAGCCGTAGTAAGGCGAGGCAGGGTTCTGCGGGTTGAAGTAGCCAAGCGGGTCAAGGACTCGCACAATGGCTGTGCCAGCATCGTAGGTGTCTTTCATGACGTTACGACCGCGCCTAATAGAAATGCTATAAACGTCTGGCGTTAAATCAACTGTCGGGATAATGACATCAGATGAGCCAAAGGAATTAACCCCAATGACTCCGTTATCTGGTGAACCAATGACGAACCCCGAACCAAAAGTTGCTCCGCCAGAGAAGTCGAATGAGACGGCTATCTGTGCGGGTAGGCTCATAAGAAGAATCCAGAGTAACGCTCTAGTTGTGCCACCTTGCCAGAAGATAGAGAACTGTTCTGTAGGTTGCGGGCAATAGTCTCGGTTAGGTCTTGCTCGGATATAACTGATCCTGAAACGTTTACTACGACTGTAGTACCTGCTTGACCGAATGGTGTTCCCATAGAATCGACATAAGAGCCAGCCTGTCCGAAAGGCGTTCCCATGCTGTCTACGAATGAACCTGCTTGACCGAATGGTGTTCCCATAGTCGCGCTAGATGTAATGCTAGCTCCAGAGTTGGTGACTGTGACTGATGGGGTCGATGCTGCTACTACTGTGGCAGTTGCCCCGTTGCCAGTTGGGAACTTAAGATTGTTTAGCTTAGACTGGAACTCCATAATCCATTCATCGAGGAAGGCAAAAGGATTCTTAATCTTGGCATCGCCAATAGTCAGGAAGTAGCGATATAAGCCGCCTGTGGCATCTTGCGCCATAAGAATCTCGCGGGTCAACTTCTGTGCCAAGGCATCATTGTTATTGAGCAAGGCTAATTGTGCCTCAATGCGCTTGCGATCTTCATCGGACAACTTGCCACGAAGAGCTGCGATTAACTGAATCTGCTCAAGGTCAAAGACTGTGCCGGCTTTCTTGAGTGCGTTCTGCTTCTTAAGTTCTGCTGTGTTTTTAGTTGTGACTTTAGCCAGAGCCTGTGCGCGCTTGCGAGCGGCTGCTTCTGCTGCTTTCTGTTGAGCCAATGCCTGTGGGCTCATTGGAAGGCTTGTGCCTTCCCATGCCTTCATGTAATCGCGAGCCATGCGGCGATTAAACTCTTCTACCTGTACGGCTTGGATATTCTTCTTAAACTCACCAAGGCTGCTGTTGATAATTGCCTTGAGAATCTTCCAGCCTTCGATGAAGTTATCTAGGCGAGCAACTGCAAAGTCTGTGGCTGATGCTATCTTGCTAATCAACTGTTCTACATCAGATGCGCCTGTGACCGCCATAGCTAGTTCAATGACTGATGCGCCAATCTTCTCTTGGGCTTCTCCTGCTGCTGTGCCTAGCATCTGCAACTTTCCAGCGTAAGTGTCTAGGTAAGCCGCATTTGCTCCAGAGAATTGCGCGTTAAGTTTCTTGCTAATATCCTCGAACTTGGCAGCCTTAAGTTCTGCCTGTGTGAGTCCAAGGTTGTACTTGCGAAGTCCTCTAGTCTGTCCAACGTAAGCGTTCGCTAAATCTTGCGCTACTGTCTCAAGAGCTACACCGCTTCCTGCTGATACATCTATGGCTTGAGCCAAAGCCTTTTGGCTGGCGGTAACTGATCCTGTAGTGGTCAGCAACGCCTGAAACGCTGGACGAAGCTGGCTGTCGGTCACGCCCGATGCTTTAGAAAGGCTGTCGATATATTGAGTAATGGCTGGTGCAGATAGTTCTAGCCCAAGATTCTTAACTGCTGTGGTTAGGCGTTGCGCTTCTTTCTGGTCTTGAATAAATGCCTGTGCTGCCTTCTTACCAAAGGCTACAACTGCCGTTGCGCTAAGGGTTATCCCTAATGTTTTGCCAAGAGACTTAAGGCTTTTCTCAAAGCCTTTGACTGACTTATCGGCTTTGTTTAATCCTGCTGCATCGAGGACTGTGGCGATTCGTACCGCTAGATTGACATCTTGTGCCATTACTTAATCACCCCAGACTTGACCAAGGTTGCAACCTTGTCGTTAATAGTTTCAATTGCTTTGATTACTGCTGCTGTGGTTTTGCCCTGATCTTGAGCCCAAGCTCTAAAGATGGCTCTACCTGTCATTTTCTGACCTTGCCCACGAAGTTGCCCATTAAGTCGTGGCGTAAATTGACCTACGTTGCCAGATTTGCGCCCTGCTGTCTCATAGATAGCACCTGCGGCTGACTTGTTGTAAATGGTTGCAACTGATCTAAAACCTTGGCGATTAGCCTTGCCAGCAGCAGTTGAGTAGCTGATGCCTTTAGTGGCTGTGGCTTGGTCGTAGCCTCGGTTTTCCCACTTGCCCTTCTGGTTCTCTTTTAACCAGCCTGAAGGCACTTCGCTATTGTTAGGAAGGAAGCCCCGCGCATCACGCACAATAGGCTTAAGCGCGGTAGCAATTTCCTTTTGACTTTCCTTGGCTAAATCTGGAGCATATTTCTTTAGGGCTTTACGAAGTTCTATTGCGCCTGTTACCTCGACTGGCATCGTTGCGCTCCTTCGCTATGTCCTTTAATACCTGTACATGAGCCTTGAAAGCCATCGCAGGAAGTTCCACGATGGTGTTGAACGGAACTCCATACTCATAACTCAATCGAGCTGCGAGATAGGTGAGGGAGTTCCGATCTAACCTAAAGGGTCAGACTCTAAGACCTCAACTGACTTGAGAGTCTCTAGGAATCCTTCCCCAAAGGGTTTGACTGTTTCACCCGAACGTCTAATTGCTTCCCAGCACAGCCAGTAAACATCTGACTGCTTCTGATCTTCAATCAAGGCTTTGTGAAAGCCCTTCTTGGCGTATTGCTCAAAGCTGTACTCCAAGACTGGAGTTATCTCGAACTCCTGTACTTGTCCGTCAGCCCTTGTTACTTTGAGTTTTGCCATAGCCCTTATCTCCTTCTTACGCTGTTGTAATTGCTACTGTACCAGAGACGTTCCAAGTCACAGATTGTGTGCCAAGGTCTCCAACTGCGCCGTTAATATCGGTGAGGTTATTGACTAGGCAAGTCATTGTGTAAAGTGGGTTTGTCGCTGAAACTACTGCTGAAGTCTGCTTGGCTGTAACTGTTACGTTTGTGCCGTAAGCAGCCTGTAGTGTCTGCAAGACCTCGCTTGTAGCTGTGTCGTTGAGGAAGTCAATAGTGATAGATGCTGCTTCCAAGCCTTTTACGAACTTGTGACCTGAATCGCCCATCGCTGTAACTTCGAGTTCATCGAAAGTGCGGTTGATTGTTATTGCTGTGACGTGATCAGATAGGTCAACTGCATTGACAGTTAGAACTACGCCATTGTTTAGAAATACTGCCATTTCAGTTATTCCTCATCTTTCTTGGTAGTTGGTTTTGGTGCTGCTTTTACTTCTGGAGTTTGTCCGAT